AAAAAATAACATATCCCCGGATAATACCTAAATGTAATCCAACGCATAATTTATGATGAAAAAAATTAAACCTAAAAAAATGGACACACATCTTTCTATGTCCGAAGAGCCAGAAAAGCAGGTGGAACAGAGGCCACATTTATTTACGGCGCGAACGCGACAGATGTTGAAAGAATGTTCGTTATTAAAAATACTACATTCTTTAACAATCCGTTAAGCGCCGCGACTCCCGCCGTAGCTGTAAGCTTTGGAGCGGCGCAGACCGAAGGAGCGGTATTCTTGGATTCTGATTGCGCTGTAGTCGATGTATCAGTAATGGCGACAACCGGTCAAAATATATTTGTTGCCGCGCCAAGTTCTCCTACATACGCTACGTCTGGTTTATCAGTAGCATCTTAGTAATTTAATTTATTTAATCTATAACTATTATGAGTTCACAATTAACAGGAGCAATAGTAGTAGCAGCACAAGCTATTCACTCAGAGAGTTCAACCGCTTTGCATAATATCGGCGAGCTTATCCATTCTAACGATGGGAGAGCTTATCGATACGCTAAGGCAGGTGGTACGGCTTTGGTGGCAGGTAAACTTCAACAGTCATCTGCTGAAGATACAACCAACTTCCAAAACTTAACTGTCGCGGTGAGTTCTGCTGGGGCTACTTCTATCACGACAACTTCAACAGTAACACTTACGGTCAATCAATTGGCCGGAGCATTTTTAACAGTAACGGCGGCCACAACTGGCGCGGGTTTCACTTACAAAGTTAAAAGTCATGCAGCAGCCACGGCTGCCGTTGTCACTTTTAATCTTGAAGACCCTGTCGTTGTTGCGACAACTGGCACAGTCACCATTGATGTGGTGCCAAATCCATATAGCGCAGTTGTTGTAAATCCAACCACAGCGACATCAAGTCCTGCCGGTGTAGCGGTTTATAACATTACGGCGGCATATTTTGGATGGCTTCAAACCGGAGGTATCGCCACTATCCTATCCGATGCCGGTTCTACGGTCGGTACTAATGTTTCCGCTTCTAACGCAACGGCCGGCGCCGTGGAAGCAGCCGTAACGGCTCAGGCCGCAATCGGCGTAGCAGTAACAGGCGTTGCTACTACTGAATACGGAGCATTCAGATTATTCGGACTTTAATTGTTGCTTCATTCTGCCCCTTTTGACGAAGGGGTGGAAATGAGGTAGTAAATCGCAGCGTTTAAAATAACGCCGTTCGCTGCGCGGCTTGGGGCTTAAAAGCAAGAGATTCCCCCCTTGCAAATATATCAATATGGCAAAAACAGCCTTATTCACAAATTTCACCGACCAACCATTCACCGGATATTGGAACGGTAAAGCAAAAACATTTAAACCCGGCGAAACTCTTTACATGCCGGACTATTTGGCAAAACATTTTGCTAAACATCTGACTAACAAGGAATTATTGAGAACGGATAAAAGCGGTAATCTTATTCATTTCGGAGGAGACAAAGCAACATCTCCAAGAGTTAAAATAAATAAAGAGACAGGAGAAGAGTTTATTGAAAACACATTATTTCTAAGTTTTTTTAACAAGGCTTATCAACCTGACAACGGTGAACAATTAGGCGATAAAGAGGAAGACATTGATACTATTATTGATTTGGCTCAAAAAAATTCGACTAAAAATAAGGCAAAAAAATCAACAAAACACGAGGAAGTAAAAACAGAAAACGAAGTTCAAATAGTAAATCCTCCCGCCGATGATGACGATGATTTTGCCGAAAAGCCCATTGATAATAAATAAAATATGCAATTATTAGACCTCAAACAAATCACGAAAGAGAATAATAAGCAGGTCGCTGAAAAAAAAGAACAAATCAGAAAGCTAAACGAGGAAGAAAGTATTATCACAAATAAACTTAATAGTATCAAATTAAAATTTGATACTATTAAGCAGAGCATACAAGATGACCTAGATATATTTGAGAAACAAATCAAGGAAAGAAAGGGTCAGCTATTAAAAGAAATTTCATCATTGGAGGAACGGAAAAAAGAGGCGCTTAAACCTATTTATGACATTAAACGAGAATCAGAAAAAAGACTTGAAGCTATCATTTTGCGAGAAAACAACCTCAAAACAGATGAGGAAACTAATAAAAGCATTCGGGAAGATTTGCTTGATAAAATTGACATTCTCGCAGACAGAAAAAATGAGATTGAAGAAAAACATACAAAGGCTAATAAGAGAGAGCGCAACATCGCGAAAGTGGAAGAACAATTGAAAGAATCGACAAATCGTTTAAATTTAAAATGGATTGAATTTCATAAAATACTATCCGAAAAAACAACGGAAATCGAAAGACGAGAGAAAATGGTTGAAGCGCAAAAATCTGCAAACGAGAATTATAAAAAAAGTTTAGATGATCTTGCCTTGAGGCAAGATGAACAAAGGAGATCCATCAAGGATGGATATAAAGCTCTCGAACAAGCTAAGATACACTTAAATATACTTTAATTTTATGGACATTGTTTATCAAACAACAAAATCTAATACACCGGCAATAGCAAGCGACACAACCGCCTTAGCGGCCAATTCGGCACGTATTGCGTGGCAAATACAAAACTTAGGCACTAATGCCTTATTTGTGCGATTAGGCGCAAGCGCGAGCACTACGGTATTTCACGCCGTATTAAAGGCGGGAAGCGTGAATGACGACGGGACGGGCGGTTCTACCAGCCAAAGTAGTGGTGTAGTTTATACTGGCATTATAACAATAGCCGGGACATCTCCTCGTTATACAGTATTGGAGATTGCTCCTTAATACTTTTTTTATGAACATACAACAAACATCGGAATCTATTAAATTAACGGAAGAGATGAAAAATGCTATTAACTATAGTGAAAATATAATAGAAAATAACAAGATAGAAATTAAAAAATTAAGTTTATCTTTGACTCAAATTAAAGCAGAGATTAAAAACTCAGAAAAATATAAGGTTTTTTTGGATGATTCTGTTAAAGAATTGGAAAATAAAAAATTAAATCTCGAGATTAGTGTTCGAGATATTCTTATTCAAAAAGAAACAATAAATAGCGAATATAAAAAGACAAATATTGAAATAAATAATAGAATTCAAAAAATTACGGAAACAGAATCTTTGTTACAAAATAAAATAATAGAATTAAAGGAGAGAGAAAATTTTTTGAACGAAAGAGAAAAAAAGATAATTATCGATGAAGAAAATAATCAAAAAGAAATTAATAATATCGAAATTAAAAAAGAGTTTTTAACACAGATATTAACTAAACTATAATATGGATATACAGCAATGACCATATAATCCAACAATCGGTTCGTCCGTTACTCAAATTGTTGACGCTGGAGGCGAGGCAGTGACTGTTACTGGTGGAAAATTGGATGTTAACGCCTCTATAGATACTACGGGATTAGCAACTTCCGCCAAACAAGATACCGGCAATACATCTATTGGTAACGTAGACACAAAAATAGGCGAAGTTCAAGCTACTCCTACCGCGAATACAGTTCTCGGAAGATTAAAAGACATTCTTACAGGGATTGTTTTATCCGCAGGTACTAATATCATCGGTGCGGTAAAACGCGATGTTATTAACTATACCTCGATAAGAAAGTATTATACTAATGCCGGCGCCGTTACTGACGGAATAATATGGAGTCCTGCGGCCGGAAAAAAGTGGGTTATTACGGATATAATTATTAATGTATCGGCAGACAGAGTGTCCATAACTGGCACCGCTACTAGCAGACTTGATATGGGAAATGGAACTTGGACTTTATACGGAGGATTTACGGGGCAAACATCTTGGGATGCAACAACGGTGACACTTCTTACTTTTAACGCAAATGGTTCAACTATTCAAACCGGAAATGCAAATGTCACGGAAACATTTAAGGGAGGAGGTTTGACCTATAATAATATAACAGTTAGGTCGGGCGGGTCTTCCAGTATTTTGATTTTTACAGGCTCAAATAATATACAGGGAACTCTTACTATAAACGCTCCCAAAACAGTGAAATTCACCGCGGGGACAACAACAAAATTCAGCAAAATGGTAGCGATAGGTCGTCTTGGTAACCGCATTACCATTACATCCGATACTTCTTTCCAACATTATCTATACAACACAACAGGAGTTGATGATATATTTGAGTGGTGTGATATTTCAAACAGTAAAGTGATAGGCAATAAATTTACCGCTTTTACGGAAAAAGGGAATGTTGATAGAAGGAACAATGCAGGTTGGGTATTTTATAAACCTAATAAATGGACGAGTATGGTCAGTTCCACGATTTCAAATATATTTATGACTTGTAATAAAGGATGGTGGTGATATTGAATTTTATTACTAAAAAATGTATAATATAAATATATGGCAAATGCTAAAAAAGATGAAAATAGTGTATCAACAATAATCGGAACATTGAATACCGATGGAATAACTCCAACTTTAATAAGAGTTTGTGACGATTGTAATGGAGTTGAGGTTGCCAACGGAACAACAGGATCAGACTTGTCTGACGACATAGCCGCAAGAGACGAAAATAGTGTTCCTGTAATGTTGGGAGTATCTTCATCGGACGGCATAACTCCCGTAGCTCTATACGTTAATTCCTCCGGACAATTACTTATCAAATCAACATAAAAAATATGTCAAATGCAAAAAGGGATGAAAATTCCATAACAACACTACTGGGAGTTTCAAACGCTGACGGTATAACGCCAGTGGTGATATACGCCGACCCAACGACTCATCGTCTTTTAGTCTCAATGTCATCCAATTTAGATGATTTAAGCGATGTTGTGATCACTGGCGGCGCGTCAGGAGATGTTCTGTATTATAACGGAACAAACTGGGTTAATCTAGCCAAGGGAACGAATGGACAAGTCTTAACCTTGGCGGCAGGATTGCCGTCATGGGGCTCAACCGGCGCTGGAACGGTGACTAGCGTTTCCGTTACTACGGCTAACGGAGTATCTGGAAGTGTAGCGACAGCGACGACTACGCCGGCCATAACTTTAACGCTTGGCGCGATAACTCCATCGGCTGTTCAAGTGTCAGGCTTAACAGCTTCTGAAATAGTCGGCACGGATGCCTCTAAAAATCTTGTATCTTTGGCAGTGGCGACATATCCAAGTCTCACAGAATTAAGTTATATTAAAGGACTATCGAGTGCTATTCAAACTCAGCTTAACGGGAAAGCGGCAACCTTAGCAGGAACAATAAACGAAATTGCATATTTTAATAGTTCAAGCACGATTGCTTCGTTAGCAGTCGCAACTTATCCATCATTGACGGAATTATCCTATGTCAAAGGCGTAACCTCCGCCATTCAAACTCAGATAGGAACGAAAGCACCTTCGGCCAATCCTACTTTTACCGGAACGGTTATTTTACCAAAAACAATTGAAATACAAGACACTTCGGCTGATCATCAATATGTCTTAGCTGTATCAGAATTAACCGCGGATAGAACAATTACTTTGCCATTGCTTACTGGCACGGATACTTTTGCTTTTGAGGCGCATACTCAGACACTTACAAATAAAAGAATTACAAAAAGAACAGGAACAACCACTTCTTCCGCAACACCAACCATAAACACCGATACAGTAGATTTTTACTCGATAACCGCACAAGCAGAAGCTATTACATCTTTTACCACGAATTTGTCGGGCACACCGACCGAAGGTCAAACTTTATGGATTGCAATAACAGGAACGGCGGCAAGGGCTATTACTTGGGGAGCATCATTCGAGGCTAGCACTGTGGCGTTGCCAACAACCACAGTAACCACAGCGAGGCTTGATGTTGGTTTTGTTTGGAATACGGTAACATCTAAATGGCGTTGCATAGCAACAGCATAATTTTATGTTTGATTTTAATAAAAATTATTTTGAAAAAAATCAGAAAACTCTGCTTTGGATTGCCAACCACTGGATAAGTCGATGGTTGCTTGGGCTTAACCGTTTGCCAAAACAATTAAAAGGAAAGATAATCAGTCAAGTCAACCCCACTTCAATCTGCTGGGCTACGGGAAAACACAAAAAGATAAACGGAAAAGTAAAAGTCAAGGAATATAAAATGGCAGCCTTTACCAGTCCGCGATTTTCGGAGGCACTCGCCTATAATTTATCACCATTCGCATATTTGAAAGGCTTTGACCTTAAACAATATAAATGGCAATTTTCTCCTGTTGGGTTGGCTTATGTGATAATGTTCGGCGTTTTTTGTAAAAAGTTTTTTGGATTGCCGTTGCCGTTTTTCGGGACAGTTGGCGGCCCATATTATTCAAGGCCTGGTGATGGGCAAGTCACTGCAAGCGGAACTACAAGTTGGGACACATATCACAACGCTACAAGCGGCACTGCTGATTATACAAGCACAGAATTTGGTTGGGCTGGTGGATTAAATGGTAGCACATACACTGTCAGGCGAGCTTTCGTTGTCCCCAATGCTTCAGGCTTACCTGATGACGCTACGATTCAAGGTGGAACGATATATTTGTGTGCGTCCAGCAATGGCACTGCTGTTGGTAGTGTTGGCGTTGTGAATTCGACACAAGCTTCATCAGAAAGTTTGACAGCCAATGATTTCGATAATTGTGGAGATACGCATAGCCCGACTGAGGGGGCTACTAGGATAGCTCATAATACTATTGTAGAAAATGAGTATTTTACTATTACGCTTAATGCGACTGGCTATGGGTGGATTAGCAAGACTGCTTATACTTATTTCGGGTTGCGGTCAGATTCAGATTTAGATGATAGTGCTCCGTCAACGGTTAATGGTGCGAATGTATGGGCAGAGGAAGCAACTGGCACTTCCCAAGACCCGTATTTGGAGGTGACTTATACAGAAACAACACTAAATAGCAATTTTTTTGCTTTATTTTAACTCTATGACAAGACCAGACTTATTAGCACCATTCGACCCGATTGACAACACCGTCATTACGATAGGAAGGCTTAGATTTTTTATTGGCATAACAACAAGTATTGTTATTTTTGTCACTACCATAGTCGGATTTTTTCTAAAAATACAATATGACATTGCTGGAATAAAAGTAGAAATTATAACCAAAAATGAAATGTTATATACATTTGTTTCAGAACAGAGAAAAGTAAATGAAAAATTTTCTGACGACCACGATAAAATCACTAAAATTGAAAGTCTATTAAATAGTAAAGTTGATAAATAATATGGCAAAGCAAGAATTAAAACAAGTAAAAAGTATCCTAAATGGACAATCGCCCACTGTATTTTTTATGTCGGAAGGGCAATATTTATCATCGGTAGGTATTGACCCGGATATTCCATTGCCTAATACGCCACTTACAAACAGAGCCGCGGGTGTTATTACGCCGTCAAGCTATATAAAATTTACTAGCACAGTCGTAAATTCCGCGCCGATGTGGATAGTGACAAACCCAAAGAATGCATTGATATACTCATATCTATCAAACGGAAGGTTTGTTAGTCATAGTTCAAGTTTTACCGATGAGACTAATATTGGAACTCCAACATCAGGAGCAGGTAATGGAATGGCGTATTATAACAATTATATTTACATTGCCACTCCGACAGATGTTGCAAGATATGGTCCGCTTAACGGATCACCATCACTAACAAATACAGTATGGTCAGGTTCAACTCTTGGGACACAAACAGCGTTAACTAATACAACCTACCCGATATTTCAAGAATATTACCCAAATCATCCAATGCATGTTCACTCTAACAATATTTTATATTTTGGTGATTTTGCTAATGGGCAAGGAATGATACACGCAATTAAAACAAAAAAAGTGACAGTAGAGGGTGACACGAACGACGGTTCTGCATATAATGTTTTGGATTTACCTTTTGGCTATATGCCGATGGATATTGAAAGTTATGGCACAAGTTTAGCTATCCTTGCAATTCAAACAAATGATTCTGGACTAAATCAAGGCAATGCGGCAATGTTTTTGTGGGATACTATAAAAGATACATTCTACCGACAAGTCCCATTATCCGATCCACTTGCAACAGCCTTAATAAATAAGAACGGACAATTATATGTTTTTTCTGGAAATAGGAATACCGGTTTTAGAGTGTCAAGATATTTAGATGGATACTCGTTGGAAGATGTTGATTATTTCGAGGAAGGATATAGCCCATTCGCAGGAGCAGTTGATGTTTATGGCAGTAGGTTAGCTTGGGGTGGAGTTATTACAGAGCCAACAGGCGCCGGATGTATATTTTCGTTAGGTTCAAAAAATGCAAAACTTCCGAATAACGCAAGACATGTACCTATCAGGTCTTCGTCGGCGGGAGCAAACAGAGTAATAACAGCATTCAAATTCGCTCAACAAGCATCCGGTGTTTTTCCGCGCGGTGTTATTGGGTGGAAAGATGACAGCGCGACTGGGATGGACAAACTATCAGGCAGTTCTTATAATGCCATTTTCAGAACGCAAGTATTCACCGTAGAACAAACATTTAACATTGATAACATAAGAATACCATTGTCTAACGCAGTCACTGCAAACACGAATGTAGTTGTTAAAATTTATTACGATTACAATACAATCAAAACACTCAACACAATTAACAACACAAATTATTCAGGACAAAGCATAATCGAATATAAATCGCAAGAAATAGACGAAGCAACAACAGCGAGTTATAGAGGTCAACACCATTTCTTTTTGGAATTTACAATGACGGGTTCAGATGGCAATAGCATACTCCTCCCCATAGATATTAATTTAACATTATTAGATGACTAATATGACACAACAAAAACAAGACGCGGGAAATACAAATGAAAATTTTTCGTCAAGTAATAATTTTGAATATCAATTTTTACAAGGTAAAAAATTTTATGTTACGCATACTATTGTAGGATCGGATGCCGCGACGGCTGGAAATTATGGCGTATTTTTTATCAATCAAATAGGAGCGTGCTATATATCGGGATTTTGGGAAGTTCATCAGACTGCCGGTAATGACGGAGGAGCCGTAACTCTTGACCTAGAAAAATTAACCGGAACTCAGGCATTGGATGCGGGGACTTCAACACTCTCGGCGGCACTATCATTAAAGGCAACCGCGAACACTGTCCAAACAGCAACAATGACCGCTACAAACTCCAATAGGAATCTTGCGATAGGCGATAGACTAGCATTAAAGGATACGGGGGCTTTAACAAATGTAAATAATGTCACAATAATAATTGAAATAACCATATGAAAAGTTATACAACACTTAGAACAGATTACGGAGTCGATACAAAAGATACAACATCGGCAAATCTTACATACGGCGATAGAATAATGAACGATTTTCACCGTCGTCTTTTAGCGTTGGCTGACTGGCCATTTTTACACAGATTGCGAACAGCAACAACTGTCGCCTCTACTACTTTTGTAAATTTACCTTACGATATAGACCAAGTTGAAAGTGTGTTTGTTACGGTTGGAAGCACAAGATACAGCCCGAAACCTTCACCGTCTCGTCAGCATTGGGATAAACTCCATTATAGTTCTTACAGTTCTGATACTCCTGAATATTGGTTTGTGTATAATGGCCAAATAGGATTATGGCCGAGGCCGTCGTCTTCTGGTAATACCATATCAATAAATGGTAAAATAAGAGTACAAGACATCAATACAGCGGATTATACGACTGGAACGATCACAACCGCTACTGTAAGTGACGAGACTATTGTGGCAAGCGGCACAACATGGACATATCCTATGACAGGCCGATGGTTGCGTATTACGCAAGATGACGGTACAGACTCAGGCGATGGACTATGGTATGAAATATCATCAGTCACAAATACAACAAATATCGAACTGGTAAGGAAGTATGGCGGGACAAGTATCGCGGCAGGTTCGCAAGCATACATAATAGGTATGATGCCTCAACTTCCCGAAGCCTTTCACGATTTACCGGAAATTTACGGAGCTTATAGATACTGGTCAAAAGAAAAAGACGACAGAAAAAATGATTTCAAAGTTATGCTAAGTGAAGGAATATCATCGCTATTCAGAACATACGGAGTGAATGATGTTTCTATGGTGCTTGATGATGGAGGAGACGACCAAATAATAAATCCTAATTTAGTAATAAATTTATAAAAATATGCCAGTAAATCTTTATGGAAATACGTTAAATCCATATAATTTAACGAAAAAACAACCCAATATACAGCCGGCCGCGCCTATTCCGATGTCAAATTATAACCCTCAGTCAGGGTCTGTTGTGTTGCCGTCGATTAACGGCGCGGGACAACCACCAACCCCGCAAATAACTCCTAATGCGACACAATATAGCGCTCCCATTGGTCCGCAATTACAACCTCGCGTAAAACCTACCACCCCCGTTATTCCACAAATAAAACCACCTCAATCAAAAATGGCCACTGTTTTTAATCCGCAAACCGGAGAAAGAAAGGCAGTGCAAGTTGGTGATCCAAGCGCGTTCGCCGGAGGTTTTCAATTGGAAACACAACCACCTGCGCCGGCTGTTGCGAAATCCGGACAACAACCTGTCTCGCCGATGATTACTTCTACTCAAGAGCAACCAATAACTCCCACAATGCCAAAAGTTGAAACTGCCGCAGAAATAACACCTCAGCCAATAACGCCTGCGCCACTTCCTCCGGAAACAGTAAAGGCGCAAACAACAGCGGAAGAAGCATACCAAAAATCACTTCAAATTACTCCTGAGGAATTATCAACCCAAGAGGATATTGACAAGCTTGTAGAATCAACAAAAAAAGCTTATAGAAACATATCTGACCAACCTATACCTTTGGACTTTATAACCGGTCAAATGAAATCCGTAGAGGAGCGCGCGCTTAATTTATCAGAGCCTTTGGAGCGTAAAATGGCGCGCCTTCAAGCGCAAAGACAATCATCGGTAGAGGCATCAAAATTCGCGTTAGAAAGAGCGGATACGAAATCCGCCGCCGCGTCAGAACAGTCTGAAACTTTAAGAAAAGAAAAAATTCAAGCGCAAAAAGATAAATTTGCGCAAGATTTGTCATTGAAAAATTTTGAAGAAAAGAAAAGACAATTTGGCGAAAATTACGCGCAAAATCAGCTACAAATCGACCAAACAAAAGAAAAAGCTAACAGAGATTATGCAATGGCAGAAAAGAAATTTGAAGAGGACAAAAGACAATTTGGGCTTAAATACGCGCAAGATAACAAAAAACTAGCACAAGACGCCGCAAAAAAAACAATCGAAGCTGTCGAAATGCAAAAAAAAGCAACCAGCGAAGCAATTAATAATTATGCGATAGCGAAAGAACTGTCAGGCTTAAACACCGATGCAATTACTGGCGCCGGTCAAGCATTCGGTATCAATGCTTTTACAAACGCCAAAGAAATGGCATTGTATGACCAAATTAAGGGCATATTGTCGGTGAATAGTCGAGAGAAATTAAAGGGTCAAGGAGCAATTTCAGAATTTGAAGCAGCAACTTTGGAAAAATCAGCCAGTGCTTTTAATCGATATTTATCGAACGAAGACTTTAAAACGGAATTAAATAGAATCAAAGGAACTTTTGCGAATATGGCCGGCCTTGATGCTGATGTTGTTATTTACGATGATAAAAATAATCCAGTAGACGAAGGACAACTAAATCGTGAAGAAATTAACTCTGCCATATCGCAAGGTTATACCGTTAAATATAAATAAATATGCCATACACAATTGGAACAGCCGCACAAAAAAAAATAAATACGCCACAACCAACTCCACAGCCCACGATACAACCAAATCAACCAGCGCAACCTATCGCAACCGGCAAATATCAAGTTGGATTAGCGAAAGAAAAAACTGCCGTAGGAACTACCGTGGATACTTCGGTTAAACCTGTATCTAATTTTGGCGTTCCGCAATATAGCAGAATAGAGTATAACCCAGAAACGGAGAAATTTGAAAATGTTGCTAAAACAGAAAAACCAAGCACTTTTAGCAATATATCCAATGCCATAACAGGAGCAGTTCAAGCGACCACAGACCTTCCTATACTCAAACAATTCAAACAAGGAGTCGGTAAGGTAGTTGGCGCGGCCGGCGCGGTTATCGGAGGAGCTGTTGGCGGGTCGGCAGAATTTGGCAAACAACTTTATGAAGGCAAAGGAGTTATGGAGGCGTCAGGTAAGGCGTGGGAGACGGCAGCGGATATTGGCAAACAAACCGCAGAATTTGGCGAACGAACAGGGAGAACAGCCGCAGAAGGAGTAATAACGAATATGTTCGGGGCTATCCCTCAGGCAGTAATCGCTTTGCCGTTATTTCAGCAAGGCTATGAAGACTATAAAAAGGGTGATACGAAATCCGCCGCCGCTAAAACATTTCTTGGTCTATTGTCAACATACGGAGCTTATCAATCTTTTAAGTCAGGCGGAGGTAAAATAGTAAGCAATGAAGTATTGGGCATTCCATCTGAAAAAGAAATACAACAACAAGCACAAAAAAAGTTGTTGGAAGAACGAACACCTAATGCTAGTATTGCTCGGCAAAAAATATCCGAGACTGGTAAAATTGTTAAAGATAAGGTAGCACAATCGGCGATTAGTCAGGGGATAGATGACGCTGATGTTGCCGTCATTAAAACTGCATCAACTCCATCAAAAATGAGTATGAAAAAGATGTTAGATATTCGGGAAAAAGGAGCAAGCAATAAAAGGTTTGCGGCCACAAATAGAGCAAGCGATGTTGTTGGTGATACATTCTTAGAGCAAGCAAAATTTATTGAAAAAACAAATAAATCCGCCGGAAAAGCATTGAATCAAGTAGCGCAAAAATTAAAAGGTCAAAAGATAGATTCTACTAGGGTAGTAGCTCAACTTGCCGATGATATGGTGAATCAAAACGGCATTAAAATTACTAAAAATGGAAAACTTAATTTTAAAGGTTCTGATTTTGAAAATTTAAGTTCAGTACAATCATCTATCAATAATGTATGGAACAGAGCTAATCGAATATTGAAAAAAGGAGATGCTATGGAACTTCACCGACTTAAATCTTATATCGATGAAGTGGTAACTTATGGTGCTGAGACGGGGCTAAAAGGACGAGCGTCAAATATTTTAAAAACTTTTAGACACAATATCGATTCTGTCTTAGATACAAGTTTCCCTGAATACGACAATGTAAACACAATATATAAAGATACTATCCAAGAATTAAATAAAATCGGTAGTTCAATGGGAAGCACTTTTAAGCTAAGTGATGATTTCGCTAATGCAGCTTTGGGTACACGAATGAGAAGGGTGCTGAGTAACACGCAAAGTCGCGCCGCAATTATTCAGAATTTAGAAAGTATGCAATCGGTAGCCAAAAAGTATGGTTTAAAAATTGATAAAGACATTATTACGGAAGCGTTATTTGCTGATATTTTGGAAAAACACTTGGGACCGGAAGCACCAACAGGTTTTGCCGGACAAATCGGTCAAGAATTAAGTCGCGCGCAAGACATAGCAACCGCGGGAGCAGACATCGCTAAAGGAGGATTTGGATCTGTAAGAGGAGTTGTGAGAACAGCTAAATTGGGGTTAGACTTAGCTCGGGGAATCAATAAAGAAAACCAAATTAAAGCGTTAAAAAACCTCCTAGATGATAATCTTGGGACAGTTAAAAAATCTAATTTTGGAAAATAATATGAAAAAATTAACAAAACCCATTCTGTATTGTGTTATTACTCAACCATTCGGTGGCAATCCGGATATGCCCATAGCGTGGAAAGAGGACGGCACGCCTATCACTTACCGCTCAATTGGGCTACGAGGGCATAATGGCATTGATTTGAGGCTTACGGCAGGACGGAATATCTACGCCGCGCACTCCGGTATTGTCGTCCGCGCCGAATTCGACAAGGGTTTTGGTAATTTTGTCGCCATTAAGAGCGTGGTTGACGGTATAATCACGAGATACGGCCACAACGAGCGATTAGAGGTCAAAGAGGGTGATTGTGTGGAGGCGGGGCAGTTAATCGCAATAGGGGGCAATACAGGGTGGAGCAGGGGCGCTCATTGCCACTTCGATTTGGCTCAAATTGATAAAAACGGCAATATCATCAATCAAAATAATGGATTTGGCGGCAGAATTGACCCGAGACCGTTTTTTGGCAAGGATTTCGAGGATATGCGAGTTGATGAGAGATACGGTCAACCGCGAACTTGGGCTACATTTTTGGCGGAAAAAAGATTTGCCTTTGACCCCGCAACGAGAAAAAAGTTAGGACGACTGCCAACGAATAGAGAAATAAACATGTTCGTTTATGGACACTGGTTGACGCAAGAAATTCAAAATGAAACTATACGAACGACAACAAACTGGATCACGAAAGAAGAAAAGTTAAGTGAAAAACAACCAATTATTAATCAAATAGTATAAATTTTCTTGGAACAAAACATCAATTAAAAAATATCTAATATAATTTATTTATACCAATTTGTCGGCGTGGACAAAATGGTCAAAATTTATGAACAACATTATTGCGTCAGCTTCAAAAATCGTTTTTATTTTAATGGCAGTTGCCTCGTGCGTCGCTTTTTTTCTTGGCAAACTTGACCAAAATAATTTTATGATTTTATCCGGCGCGGCTTTCACTTTCTATTTTTCCAACAAAGGAGATAATTCAGGAAACTTGCCTTATCTCGGTAAATAGATTATAATATAAACAAGGTTGGTTATTTGGTTCCAACCCATAACAAATTGTCCCGTTTGAGCGGGACTTTTTGTTTAAAGTTATCCACACCCCTGCGCAGAATGGACAAACTAAGTTTGCCCTTTTCGCGCATCCCCTGCGCAGAATGGACAAACTATCTATATTAGATTACACAGAGACTACAACAGAGAGTATACACACACAAAAAGTTATCCACAGGTAAGCACTAGACAGAAAATTAAAAATGATTTATAATGACCATAGAGATTGAGAGTCGCTTAACTTATCCACTCATTACGCCAAAGGCATTAAAAGCCACCAAACAGCGTAAAAAACGGAAAGACAGGCGACAAACAATCATTAAAACCAAAGCCGGCAATTAAGCCGACATAAGCACGCAAGGCGGAGGAGTGGTAGAAAGTGCTTACTACCTCTCCGCCTCGCAAAAACTTTTATGGAAATAGATTACGACCAAGAAATTGAAAAAATGTATCATCCTGAAAATTTTGAGGATGAAAACTAATATATGAATTTAAAATGTAAAATAGAATATCAAGTTAGATTATTACAATCAGACTGTAATATTCAAATAGTCGGCCGATTCAATACCAAAGACCAAGCCCAAGAGGTATGTGAAAATTTACGCAAGAAAGGAAGAGGGGCGATTGTGTATGAAAATATAATCAATAATTTCAAAACAAAATAAAGCCACAATTTGAGTGGCATAATACAAAAAAATATGGAGACAAACAACATTCCGACAACGACGGAATTGGACATCAAAATCGTTGATGAAAAAATTAGAGGTATGCGCGAAATGGTAGCAGACACAAAAGTCGAAAACGACGAACAACTATCAGCAGTCGCGGACTACATTAAATCAGTAAAAACAATGGGTAAATTCATCCGCCAAGAAATGGAAAAATACACCAAGCCGGCGAGAGAGATAATCGCCAACGCGCAAATGAAATTTTTACCTTACGAAAAGGAATGCGACGAGGCTGAGAGACAGTTAAAAGCCAAAGCCTCCGTTTATATGATCGCCAAAGAAACAGAAAGACAAAAAAAAGAGGACGCAATAGTTAAAAGAGTAGAAACTGGAACATTTAAAGAGCAAACAGGACTTAGAAAAATGGAGGAACTCGGAGAAGAAAAGAAAACAGTCGCAACAACAACAGGAGCGAAGTTAACACTAAAAACGGTAAAAGAAGTCGTAATTATAGATGAGGCCGCAATCCCACGCGAGTATTTAGAACTGAACATGATTAAAATACGCAAGGTAGCCTTAGCGGGCATGTCGATACCGGGCGTCGAAGTAAAAGAAACAAAACAGATGTCAGCTTAATTAAAGTGGTAAGCGGCTATCACGCGCGCCGTTAGTCGCTCAGCGCAACAGGAGTAGAGCCACACTCCCAAACTTATGAATAAAAAAATAATAAAAATAATACTTTTAATTTTATCAGGAGCCTTATTATTTGGGATGTTTATCAAGGTAGCGGCAGAGGGATTAAACGCGCACGAACGAAATGAATGCTTACAGTGGGAGGAGCAAAGCAAAGGATACGCGCTTTTTTATTTATCCGATTGGCAAAAAAAACAATGTGATCATTACGGGATTAAAATTTTAACTATTAAAGAGCAAGAGATAAGGTTTGCTGACAGTATAAACTATAAAGAAATAGTGGACGCAACAGTTTTCGCTTATTCCTCTACGGAAAGTCAGACAGATGACAGACCATATGAAATGGCAAACGGAAAAGATACGCACACCGGAGCAATCGCTTGTCCGCAAAGATTTCCATTTGGTACGAGGGTAGAGATAGAGAACAGGGCTTATATCTGCGAGGACAGAATGAATAAAAGGTATAGAGACGGTAATTTTTTCGACATTTGGATGTTGGACGATAGAGACGCAGTAAATTGGGGAGTTAAAAAATTAAAAATTAAAATTTACTAATTTATGGCTTATTATTGCAAACAATGCGGGCAAGAGTCCGCGCAACAGTTTGAGGATAATCTATGCGACGAATGTTGGGAGATAAACCAACAAGACGCGCAAAACTAATATATGAATTTAAACTTGGTTCAAATTTGTGGCCGGCTCACGAAAAAGCCGGAAACAAAAACAACTCAGGGAGGGATAGTTATCGGCTCATTTAGTGTGGCCACCAATAGACAATGGAAAAATAAACAAGGAGAAAAACAAAAAGAAGTTGAATTCCACAATGTCACGGTATTTGGGAAAACGGCGGAAATTATCTCACAGTATTTTGATAAAGGAGATGAGATTTATATTCAAGGACGGATCAAAACAAATTCGTGGGAGGACAAATCCGGCGCGAAAAAATATCGAACAGACATCATCGCGGAAAAATTTGACTTCGGACAAAAGGCAAAAACAAACAAACCAAAAGCAGCGCAAACCGAGCAGGATGGTTATATCGACGAAAACGGAAAAATAAGCATGAGTGAGGTGGACACCATTAACATTGAACAAATTCCGTTTTAATTAATGATTATAAAGGAAATCGTAAGCAGTTGACAAGATTTTAAAAATGATTTATAATGGTATTATATGAACAAACAAGAACTTATTAGAATTGTAAAATTAAAACTTTGGAGATTTACATATTCGGTCAAAGACTTTTCAGAAATTGAACATATCAATTTTGATTTATTAGTTGAGGCAAAATTTAGGGTAAATGTAGGAGACAAGAACATTCAAGAGATGCCAGAAAATTGTGATATTTATGCTTTCGTTGATAATCAAGGCGTGGTGATATTCACGCGTCAGGAGAACGGACAACTGCTTGATAGTACCTCTCCATATCCAGCATTCGGAAAACATACTAATTAACCCGCGCAAGCGGAAAAACCAAAAATATGACAACACAACTCGCGATCAAAAACTACGATATTCAACAAATATCGCAGATGACAGAAATGTCAAAAATTTTAAAAACGCATATTGTTGAGCAAAAACTCTACACAACAATATCAAGCAAAAATTATGTCCATGTGGACGGATGGCAATTCGCCGGAGGGCTTATGGGATTATATCCCAAAATTGTAAAGGTCGAAAATTTATCTAGAGATAAAGAAATTAAGTGGAGCGCCGAAGTCGAGGTTATCGATATGAAAACAGACAAGGTTATTTCTCGCGGTTTCGCAATCTGCTCAAATCTTGAAAATAAAAAGAAAACATTCGATGAATATGCGATTGTATCAATGGCTCAAACGCGCGCGATAGGCAAGGCATTCCGCAATATAATCGGCTGGGTGATGAAGTTAGCCGGATACGAGTCAACACCAGAGGAAGAAATAAAAAACGAAGTAAAAGAAACAATTAAAGCTGAGACTAACTCGGCAAACAAAGAAAAAATAAACTCTATAAATACCAAAATATGCCAGCAAACAAAATCACAAAATCACTCTACAACGGTAAAGTCTCAATAGACTTTTACCCCGATAGTCATAGATACAAAGTCGTCGGAGAAAAAGAATGGTTAGTCTCCGTCACATCAATCACCGGACTCATTGACAAAAGTGGAATTTTACTTCGCTGGGCAGGCAATTTAACCAAAGAATATCTCAAAAACTATCTAAGCGATAAACTGGAAGTCAAAGCGACTGACTTATACCCTATAATTGACGAAGCAGTTATTCAACATCAAATCAAGAAAAATGAGGCCGCGGACATAGGCAGCCAAATTCACGAATTTGCCGAAAAATACGGAAAAGCAAAAATTGACAACACCGAACTTCCGCAAGTGGGAGAAAATACAGATGAGCGAGTGGTCAACGGAATATCCGCGTTTCTCGATTGGGTCGAAAAGCACAAAGTTAAGTTTGTTGAAAGCGAAAGAATGCTTTATTCGCAAACTCACGGATATGTCGGACTAACAGATGTGATCGCCGTAATCGATGATAAAAAATACATCATAGACTACAAATCGGCGAAAGCAATCTACGATGAACACAAATTCCAGTTAGCAGGGTATTGGGTCGCCTACGAGGAAGAAACAGGCGAAAAACTAGACGGCGGAATGATTGTAAAATTCAACAAAGAGGACGGTTCTCTGGAAGTCGTAGAAATTTCAAAAGAAAACTTACTTAAAGACGCAGTTGTTTTTTTAGCCTTACTAACAGTCAAAAAAAGACTAAAAGAATACGCAAAAATTTAATATGACACAACCAAAACAAATTTGCGGCAAAGACGTTGCTTATATTCGCAAACAATACTTTCAGAAAAAACTACCGGAACTTTTACAAGAAATTCAAGAAAATCAAGAAATAACAGGAGAGGAGACTATTGAACTGATGAAATTTTTGGAGGAGTTGAAAACCCAAAATCAAAATGTTTTAGTAAAAGTCTCAGAAAGTTTTTCAGAAGTTATTGAAAACGAAATAAAACCACCAAGCGTTGATGTTTTAATAGCCGGCAACGACAACAAGCAATGGGAGGAAAAAGCGAAACAAGCGATTTTAAGTGTTAAAAACTTAATGGATACAACGCACAAATGGATAAAAGAAAAAGCGAAATTCCCCGAGACTTATTGGCTTGACTGTGCGACACTTATTAACACAATAATGGAAGTCCTTGATCAAGACAGAGTTTACAAAGACCAAATGTATCGAGCGCGCTTAACGCGAATTATGGACGATTGTGGAACAAGTAGGGCGGAAGCCGAGGAACGAGCCAAGCTCACGCAAGAATACTCAGAATACAAAAACTCAGTCTTAATGAGAGAAAGACTTGATGAGTTTATTAATATCTGTAAAAAACGCGATGCACGAATTAACAATAACTCAAATTATTAGCTTCCTCCCTCCCTCGTCCCCTTCCGTGGGGCGTGATGAGAGATTTAATTTAAAACTAAATAATTTACGACACTAACAGCAATTAAAATTTTTTTTGTAAAAAAACAAAATGTGTCGTGTTAAGCGAGAAATCGTCTAACGGTTAGGACGGAGTAAAATAAGTCTTGTTAAGACTTTAACAGCAATTAAATGCTTTCAGAGCCTCTTATCTGGGTTCGACTCCCAGTTTCTCGCCTTTAATTTATATTTTATAGACGCTAACAGCAACTTTAAAAAAATTTGTATTTTTTAAAAAATGCGTCTTGACAAAATTTTTATGGAACACATCAAAAAAATGAAAGTTGTAAAGAAAACTCAAAATGTTGGGATAACAACTAACAGTTTTATCAAAGCGATGTTCAAGGAAACATCAAAAGGTTTGACTGAAAATGGAGCTATCACTTATACTCGTTCAGACTCTTCGTTGTTGGATTTTTTTTCACAAGCAGGAGCTATGCGTAAAAGCCCTAGTGAAGCATTAAACTTATTCAAAAAAGCGTTTTCTGAGGATAGAGTAAAAGCTGTTAAGACTTTGTTTTATCTCCGAGATATAAGAGGCGGACAAGGTGAGCGTGATTTATTTCGTAATTGTTTAGAATGGTTAGGAACAGATGTGCCAGAAGTTTTTGAAAAAATTGTTGAATTTGTGCCTGAGTATGGTCGATGGGATGACATATTTTTCGATAATGCAAAATGCTTTGATGTGATAGGCAAGCAATTAGAAAAAGACCAAAATAGCGAAGAGCCATCGCTTTTAGCAAAATGGATACCAACAATCAATGCTTCCAGCCCAACAACAAGAGCAAAAGCTAGATTTTTTGCCAAAAAATTATGTAAAAATGAAATAACTTTTAGGAAGATAATCAGAAAAATAAGAAAACAAATTAAGACAGTAGAGGAGCAAATGTCAGCAAAACAATGGAATAAAATAAACTATTCTTATGTGCCAAGTCAAGCGTCAAGGATTTATAAAAATGCCTTTAAAGAACATGACGAAAAAAGATACTCTGAATTTATTGACAAAGCGGAGAAAGGTGAAGCAAAAATTAACGCTAAAACATTATATCCATATCAAATTTATAAATCCGCTAAAAATGATTATTCAAAAACATTGGAAGCATTATGGAATCAGTTGCCAGATTATACACAAGGTAAAAACGCATTAGTCGTGGCAGATACTTCGGGAAGTATGAAAGGCGATCCTATGTCTGTATCAGTTTCTTTGGCATTATATTTTGCGGAAAGAAACAAAGGACAATTTAAAGATTATTTTATTTCGTTTTCGCAAAATCCTAAATTACATAAAGTTCAAGGCAGAACATTGTTGGATAAAATGAACAGCATAGAACTTGGTATATGCGAGAACACTGATTTACAGAGAGTTTTTGATTTAATTCTCAATACTGCTATCAAGAATGGAACTCCGAAAGAGGAAATGCCTGAAACTATTTATATTATATCGGATATGGAATTTGACAATTGTTCGGGAGAACAAACAAATTTCGAGGTTATTCAAGATAAATACAACCAAAGTGGTTATAAAAAGCCTAACATAGTATTCTGGAATGTTTCAGCGAGTGGCAAAAATGTTCCAGCTCAATCAGACGATAAAGGAGTAGCATTAGTTTCTGGATTGTCGCCAGTTATTTTTAAAATGGCAGTAGAAAATAAAACTCCGTTTGAACTGATGATAGACACAATAAATGGAGAAAGATATAAAAAAATTACATTTTGATAAAAATAATCCCTGTTCAGAGAGCCTTTACGGGCTCTCAAAATAGAAATTATTTATTGTGTTTGGCAGTGGCGGGCTGAGAACCGCAAAACGAATTATTAGTTTGTGTATTCATTTACATCTGCGAGTGAATATACCTGTTTGATATAATAATAAAACCATCAAATTAGGGTGTATTCAACAAACCTCGCCTGCCGAGCTTAATCAATAATAAAAATAATTTATGAAAACAAAAAAATATCGAGCGTGGGATAAAGAAAAAAATGAGATGATTTATGATGATGATTGGAGCTGGTTTTCTGATGTTTATATGCCAGATATCGATGACGAAAAACACAATTTAATGGAATCCACAGACTTCCCCGATAAAAATGGAAATAAAATTTATGGAAACGATATTTTGGAAATTATAGAAGAAAACGACAATGAACACGGATTTTATATTGAAAAAGGTAAGAAAGTTGTAGTGGTATGGGTAGATGATGGTTTCAAGTTATTTCCACTTGACAACTATAATAATTTTGGGAAAGAAGGTGTTTGTGATTGGTGTAATTTAATAAGCGAAAGCCTGATGTCAGAAAATCACGAAATCAGTATTGGTTATTTTTCAAAAATCATCGGCAACATCTACGAACACAAACATTTACTTGAAAATAAATAATCACAATAATCTATGACCCACAAAATTTTCAAAAAAATCAAAATCGGCAATTATTCCGCCGAAAAAATACTCAAAGAATACAAAGAAAAAGGTATTCACATCTCCGACTACGCAAAAAGAATGATAAACGAAGTAATGTTTCAAACAGCAGAAGAGGAAATTGATTTGGTTAAACTTAGCGTTGCGGATATGGGATTTAGCGACGGAGCAACTATTGATGAGATTTTTAACAAAGCAAAGGAGTTGGGATTAGAGTTATGCCCGCAAGAGATTTTCCCGATTTTAAGGCTGGACAAAGATTTAGACGAATTGATATTTTGTGGGATGAAGCAAATCGACGTTGACGGCACTCCGAAAGTTTTCTACCTGAATCGCAATAGCGGCGGTCTGTGGTTGAACGGCAATTGGGCGAAGCCGGGCAGCAGGTGGAATTCGGACAACAAGTTTGTTTTTCGCCTCAGCAAGTCTTTTGAGCCCTTTGAAGCTTTGAACATTTCCGATAAAGAAAAAATAAAGAAATGTATAGAATATCTAAAATCAATTTCAATAAGCGAACCAATAGATTTACGGGTGGAAGAAGTTGAGCATAGCCGAGTAGTTGTGAGCTACACGCAAAAAGATAGTTATTTATACACCGAAAGAAGCTATAAGGAATTTATTTGGAATGAAGCAGGTGAAATTTCAATGAAGATTTTTAATTTAAAATAAATATGAAAAAAGAAACTTTTGAATTTTATGTAGGTATCGTAAATAATCATATAGATTTTTTTCACGATGAAAATTATTACAGTGGTATAATGAAGGCTGACATTTTTAAATCCAAGCAATCGGCTTTAAAATGTTATGACGATATAAAAAAAGTTAAATTACAATTTATTGAATAAATATGACAAACATAACCCAAATAATTGAAGAGTTTAAAAAAGAGTTTCCTCATAGTGAACCATACACAAAATTTATGGCTGACTTTATCCGCCAAAAATTAGAAGCCTTGATTGATAGCGTGCCGAACCATAGTTATTACGAAGATCCAAAATATCCAAATGGTTTGAATGCTAATTTTCAAATAATCTCTGACTGGAAACAGTCGGCTAAACAATAAAAATATGTATTTAAACAAAAAACAAGTAGAGGAAAAATTTGAGAAAGAGTTTGTCTGCGAAACAATATTGACAGGTGTTAAACTTATAAAAGAACAGAGACCAGCGAACATCCTTTATTTTATCCACTCCCAACGCGAAGCCGATATGCAGGCGATAGTGGAGATGATAGAAAATGAACAACAAAAATGGGATAAGGATGGTCTTGGTTTTAAAGTTTTGAAAGCGTTAGAAATTCAAATTAACAACTTAATCAAATAAATTTATGACTTATCACGATAAAGTAAAACAAAAAATTCAAGAACTTGTGCCGGAGATAATGGAGTTAAAGTTTATTGAAATCCTCGGTCACCCCATTCAGCTTGCGGATGTTTTGCGGGCGATAGAAAAAAGCAATACAAGAGATAATGTTTATTATTCGATTGATACAAAAGGATATTTTTTTGGAACAGAAGAAATTGATAAAGTTGAAGTAAATAATTTTTCAGATGTGGACGCATTCGTCAAATACATATCAGGAGAAAAATGGGACTTATCCCTACCCTTCGACGACCAATCCGAAGAAACAAAAGATTTTATTGGGGGGTTATTGGGGATGGAAAAATAAAAATATGCCAAAACAAATCGAAAAATTAACAGAATCTTATTGTCACGAAAATCTTGCGAATAAAATAAACGAAATCATCGAACGATTAAATGACATTACGGTGTATCTATCAACATCGCAAGCCGATAAAGAGGCAGCCAAGCAAGAGTTATCTACCTACAACGAAACCGATAAATTCGTCATCATCGTAGATGACGGCACGAAAAAGACATCTGAGTTATTGGCGGAATGTAAGGCGTTGTTTCCTGTGTGGAGTTATTATACCGACGAACAACTGGACGAATTTTGCCCGACTGTTAAAACATCCAACAAATATCTCAACGAACAAGAGCCGAACGACAGTCTCGCGAATATGTCGTATAACGATATTCAGAAAAATGGAATTAAAACGATGTCGTTGCAAGAGTATCTAATTTTCACCAAAATTTATTTTAAAAAAACTGGAAAACACTTGGACGAGAAATATATCACATTAACAAGCTCGCAGTCTCGCGATGGTTGTGCGTTGCGCGTCGATTGGCACGACGGCGAGATGAGGGTCAGCTACGGGGGTCTTGGCAGCGCCTGCGACGATTTGCGTTCAAGAAAAATTTATGAATAACCCGCCCCAATTGAAAATGCTGAAAGAGAAAATAGAAAATTTGACATGAGAAATGTAAAATATACTAATACCTAAATATGCGTAAAATAGAAATAGTCCTAGCAAACGATATACATGCCCGCAAAAAGACACTCGAAAAGAATTGTATGAAGTTATGGGCGGACATTGTAAAAAAACGCGCTAAAAATAGGTGTGAGAAATGCGGGCGATCTGATACGCTTAATTCACACCATATTTATTCACGAAGCAACAAAGCAGTGCGATTCGACATAGATAACGGGGCGTGCCTCTGCGCCGGCCACCACACGCTAAATAGCATATTCTCAGCGCACAAGACACCTTTTGAGTTCACTGAGTGGATAACGGCCAAGAGAGGGAATGAATGGCGCGCGCGATTACAACAGAAGGCTAATAGTTATTTTAAGCAAGATTTATTTTTTGAATTGAAGTATTTAGAGCAAGAACTTAAAAAATTACAATAATTATACTCTTACCGCCGGCATACGCCGTATCTTTAACCGGATTGTTCCCGCCAGCGATTGTGCCCCCCCCTAAAATAATCGTTTCCGGCGGTAAGCGTATAATACAATGAGTTATCCACAAGTTATCCACTTTTGCCACTTCACAATACTCTAAAAATGATTTATAATTAAGACATAAAAACCAAAACTATGACAAACATTATAAAAGAGCTACTTAAACGTCCAATTGCCTATCAACCGGTGATTGCTAAAGCGTTCGGATCAGTGAACTTGGGTATATTATGGTCTCAATTATATTATTGGAGTGACAAGATGAACGACAAAGACGGTTGGATTTTCAAGACAAGTAGACAATTATACGAAGAGACAGCACTAAGCAGGAAAGAACAAGAGACGGCGCGAAAAATAGGACTATCACTCGGAGTTTTGGAGGAAAAACTGTCCGGAAATCCGGCAACACTACATTTTAGAATTAACGAAGATACCGCATTTGAAGTTATCAATAAATTTTTAAATTTAATCGAGCAAAAACCAGCAAAAGAAAAACAATTTAAAACAACATCGTCAATAGATTATCTTACCAACATACCACAAGAGACAATTAACGAAATGTGCGCGAAATACCAAGTTAGCGAGAAATTCATCAAAGAAAGAGCTGATAACGTTATAAATTATTGCAAAGCAAATGGACGAATTTATAAAGATTACAATGCCGCGCTAATCAATTTTATTAAAGGAGATCTCAAAAAATATCCGCAAGAAAGACAATCGCAAGTCATAGAAATACCTAAAAAACAACAAATTGTTAATGAGTATAACGACATTAAGCCGATACAAAGAACGCCGGAAGAAGAGGCAAAATTAAAAAATAAGTTAGATAATTTAAAAAATATCCGTGAAGAATTATCAAGAAAATTTTCAATTTAAGCGGAACTAACCGCTATAATTATATAAAATTTATGTCTCAAAATCCAAATGAGGATGAACTAATGGACACTTCTGTCGAAACCAGTGTGGACAACACTGCGGACGATCAGGTTGAAACAAATTCTAGCGATGAAGAAGATGAAGTCAGTGAATAGAGTTATTAACCTCGCAAGAGGATTTTAACCCTATATGTTCCTATGCGTTGAGTTGCCAAAGAGTAATTATCTTTGGAGTGAATACAAACTATGAGGTAACGATAGGATTGAAGTATTACAATCCGACCCCAATCCTCCAACGAAACGCATAGGGCGTATAGGTCAATTTAATATACATATAAAAATTTTTTTATGTCTGATATAAACACAAAAGTTCAAAATTTTAATAAAGACTTGCAACAGTTGCTTAAAAAATACAATTTAGTTTTAACTTCATTGGCAATGATTTTACCTAACGGAACAATTGGGTCAAGGATACATGTAATGGACGAGGCAGAAGTAAAAAAATCTATTGACGATGGAAAGAAAACAGCGACTGACGTTGCCGGAAATTCTCCAATTTCCGATGAAGTTCAAAATAAGACAGTAGAGGGAGAAGGAGTAAATAATAATATTTAATAAATATGATGTTTGTACTCGGTATTATTGTTGGAATACTAATCTCAATTATCATTATTGTAGCACTCATTTTATTTAAAAAAGAAATAGAAAAAAAATTTAATATTTTTGAGTCAAAAATAAACAACATAAGGCAAGAATCAAAAGGATTTATTTTTATGCCAACAAAAGAGGATGATGAGATTAGAGAATCAATAATTGAGCGCAACCGTCAAAAGGGTTTAGATACCCACATAAGCGAATTATTATGACAATCATACCACGCAATAACCAAATTTTAGTAGAAAAAGAAATCAATGAATCTAAAACATCCGAGAATGGTATTTATATACCCGACAATGAGGAAAAAGAACAAAAAGCTGTCGGGATAGTTAAGGCGATTAGCCCCAAAATAACAGATATTCAAATAGGAGAAAAAGTTATATTTGGAGCATACGCCGGCGAAACAATAGATTTTAAAGAAAATGGAAAAGACATTAAATACGTCCTTTTGTTCGATGAGGATGTGTTGGCTATCATTAAAGAATAATTATGCGATACGGACACGATTTAGGTTGCCGATACGGACAACCTCACGATTTAAAAATAGTCAAAGAAAACCCACAATTCAAGTGGGAAGTATGTTTAATATGCAATAAAAAATTCAAATGGAATAAAGGTTATAAGGGACGAGTTAAAAATATCGAATATTTAAAAGTTCATTTAAGAAATTTCGCCCAAAAATTTGGAGCGACAAAGCGGGTTTATCATAAAATATACAAACCCGATAATTGTATTATAAAACTATGAGCAACATTGATCCAAACAAAAAAGTTATTGTCGTTCGCGACAAAACATTTGAAACAATCAAAAACACCGTAAACTTAATGGTTGACTTTATTAAGCCAACTTTCGGTCCGGCAAGTAATAAAGTCATTGTATCAACAACAGTGACAAGGGGTATATTTGACGACGGCGTCCAAATAGCGCGCGATTATGAGTCTAATGACCCAGTGGAGAACTCCATAATAAGTGTCGTGCGCGAGACAGCAATAAGAACCAACGACAGAGTTGGTGACGGAACAACCGGCTCGTTGATAATGGTTCAGGCACTCATCAACGAGATTGCCAAAAAGACCAAACGAAATTGCCGTAAAATTGAAAAAGAAATCAACAAAGGATTATTGGAGGTTCAAGAACAATTAAAAAAACTTGCCAAACCAATTACCACAAAAGAAGAGTTAAAAAAGGTTGCTTTAATTTCATTTGATGATGAAAAAATTGCTGATATGATAGCTGACCTATATTTTAAACTTGGAAAAGATGCTACAATAACAATAGATAAATCTCCAATAATGGAGACAATAGTAGATATGTCAGGTGGCATTAACATCAATCACGGATACATAAGTCAATATATGATCTCTAATCCAGAAAGAATGGAGTCCGTTATTGATAAGCCTTATATACTCATTACAGATTACAGAATGACTGAAACTAAGGATATTTTGCCAATAATGGATAAGATGTCAAAGGCAGGGATTAAAGAGCTTGTTATTATTTGTGATAATTTAGAAGGCAACGCGCTTGCAACGGCAATAGTGAATAGAATGAAAGGAGTCTTTTTCACGGTAGCGGTAAATGCGCCAACAGGTTGCGATAAAAAAGTCACGCTTGAAGACATTGCGCTTATGACCGGCGCTAAAATGTTTACAGAGAGCAAGGGTGATAAACTTGAAAATGCTGAAATTACCGACTTAGGTCGAGCCAATAAATTTATTTGTCGTCAAGATGAGTCTATTATCATCGAGCCAAAAGGAAACGAACAAGAAATTAAAAAAGCCGTCGAAGCGCTTAAAGTGGCTATCACTAACGAACAAGTAAAAGTTCAACGAACCAAATTAGAGCAAAGATTGGGAATGTTTACTAACTCGATAGCCGTAATTAAAGTCGGAGCAAAAACAGACAACGAACAAAAATCTCTTAAATATAAAGTAGAGGACGCAATACACGCTGTCAAATCAGCATATAAAAATGGAATTGTCTGCGGAGCCGGCGAAACACTTTATAATATCAAAACATCCAGCCCAATACTCAATGAAGCTCTTAAATATCCAAAAATTCAACTATTTGACAATATGGGGTTAGATATTGAGAATTATTCTGAGGGACAAGTGCGAAACCTTGTCACGGAAGAATTAGGACAATTTATGGATGTAGGCGTCATTGACCCAGTTGATGTGTTATTGGCGGGAGTAGAGAGCGCCGTATCAATAGTTTCAACACTAATTACAGGCGTTGGGATGATTATCGAAACAGACAAAGACCTAAAAATATGAAATATATTTTTGCACCGATAGAATTTCTTTTAAAAGTTGCATGGGACATAATCGTTATTGTCGCGGCTATTAGTGTGACAATAATTTGGATTGGATTTTTGTTTGGTTCAGTATTAGGTGTAGTTTTAGTTTTTATTTTTCTTGGTCTTGAAGGATTCTTATTTCCATTATTGTTATTTGGACTTCTAATTGACCCAAGAGAATTAAAAAGTTTAGATTAGTGCAATAATATAATCAAAAATTGTCAAAAAATTTTATGGAAAAACTAAGATGTAATATATGCGGAAAAGAAAAAGAAATAAAATTCTTTGCGCCGCAAGAAAGAACAACGGAAAACTGTCTTATTAAATGCTGGGGATGTGCCTTTAAAAAAAATCAACAATTATCAATAGACGGATTTATTAAACCTATTTATGGCTAGACCAACAAAAAGACAACAACAATATCGATATGTCGGCCGAGCAACTAAGCTTACCGAGGAAGTTATACGGAAAATGGAAGAATGTGCCGCAATACGCGCCACAGTGCAGGAATTGTGCTTTTACGCTGGAATTCACCGAGACACATATTATACTTGGATGAAACAAAATCCTGAGTTATCCGACAGATTGGACGATTTAAGGCAAAAACCATTTCTTAAAGCCCGCCAAACCATTATTGGAGGGCTTGATGATGTTAATGTGGCGTTCAAATTTATGGAAAAGGAAAAGCCCGAGGATTACGCGGATATTCTAAATATCAAGCACAGCGGGGCAATAGGCACAGAGGAAATATCAGCGGATGATAAGGAAGCGATAGCAGCATTCCACGCCATACTAAAAGAAAACATTAAAAAGCGTAATATAGAAAAAGCTAAAGAAATCGGCGAAATTAAAAACTAAATGTATGGGAAAAATAAAAAATTGCGAGCATAATTTTATAAATGTAAAAGAGGTAATTCATTACTTAGGAGATCACTGGACATTAAAAAAAATTGGAATGCGGATTGTTTGTTCCGAATGCGGTGAAGTCCGAGATATTTGGGAAGATGGTATAATTGAAAAATATAAACATGATACACCAAAAATATAAATCAATACACGAATGGATATGTTGCGAGCAAATCAAAAATGAAAAAGGGTTGCCGATAGATTTCGATACCCATCCTTTTTTATTTGATATTTATGCCGACCAATCGCAGAATTTGTGTTGTATGAAAGCCGCGCAGATTGGATTGTCAACGCTTGCTATTTTAAAAAATCATAACGACGCTAAAAATTACAAAATGGATATTATCTACACTTTGCCGACAGACAGTGATGTTAATGTATTCGTAGGAGGCAAAGTGAATCGAATCATAGCGAATAATCAGTCTATGATTGATGATGTCGCGGACAAGGACTCAATTCAACAGAAGCAAGTAGGAGAATCGATGATATACTTTCGCGGAACTTGGAGTAAAAAGGCGGCAATTATGGTGACGGCAGACAGACTTGTCCACGACGAAAAAGATTCGTCTAAGCTCGATGTCATAGCAGATTATCAAGCGCGCTTACAACATTCTGTATTCAAGCAAACTCATTCATTCAGTCATCCTGACTTACCGGAGACAGGGATACACGCAGATTGGCTTAAAAGCGATCAGAAGCATTGGTTTGTTAAGTGTCCGCATTGTAGTGAATGGCAATATTTATCGTGGGATTTAATTAACAACAACAAAATGTCAATATGTTTAGAGCGCAGGATATTCAGGTGTAAAAAATGCGATAAGCAAATACCGGACTACGCTCGCAAAAACGGTCAATGGGTTGCAAAATATAAAGATAGACAAATGAGTGGATATTGGGTTCCGTTATTGATAGCCCCGTGGGTATCAGCAGATGAAATAATTAAAAAACATGAAGACAAAGATATAACAGATTGGTTTTTTTATACAAGAGTTCTTGGACTCCCATACGCGGACGCTTCATCTAAACTTCTCAGAGACTCATTCATGCAGAATTTAACCGGCAGTTTATGGAATCCTCCTCAACAAGAAAGAATTGTTATCGGTATAGATACAGGGCTTAAACTTGATTATGTAATGGGGAATAAAAATGGATTATTTTATCACGGTGATTGTGATGATTACAGAGAGCTTGATGATTTGATGACCAGATACCAAAAGGCAATAGCCGTAATAGACGCCGGCGGAGATTTAATCGGATCGCGTCAATTTCACGCGAAATGGCCGGGAAGAGTATTTTTATGCTTCTTAGGAGGAAACGACCGCAAAACCAAAGAAATAGCCAAATGGGGAGAGGGAGATGAGCACGGCGTGGTTAATGTAGACAGAAATAGGGCAATACAGTTATGTGTTGATGAGTTCAGAACTAAACGCATACCTGTTCACGGTAAGGAGGAAGATTGGTTTACATATTGGACAGATTGGAACAATTTAGCTAAAATTAAGATATTGGATCCGGACACTAACGCCACAAAGGGGTATAAATGGGTCAGAACAGGCAGAGACCACAAAGCGTTAGCCACAGTATTCTGGCGCGTTGGGATGATGAGATTCGCAGGTATGGGCAGCATTGTGAATAGCGACATAAATCCTAAGCCCAATAGTTATATGGTAGAGCCAAACCAAACAGTAAAATTTAACCCACAAGAGTTTTTCGATAAACTCGAAGAACAAAAAACAGATTGGAGATTATGACACAAGTTCTTATCGCCCACGAAAGACCGGAAATAATATTGTCTTTCACAAAAAATAGAGAAAAAATAATAGCTTTAATCGAGGCTGGTATTTTTAACATCGACAGCGGTAAAGTTGAAATAAACATACACAATAATCAAATACAGAATATTTATACAGAGCGAATGGTTTATAAAAGAACAGCACTTGACAGAAAAAATTGAGGTGATATAATATAAATATAAGATTCTTTCAGCTCTTACCTTTTACCATAGGTGGGCTACGGCATTACGCTGTAGCCCTTTTATTTTTTTAATATGTCAGTAATAGATTTAAAAGCATTTTTCAGTCTTGGAAAAGACGTAAATAAAGCAAAAGGAGAACAAGACGAGAATATACAAGGAGTTGCCTCCGAAAAACTGTC